TTTTCAATCCAACCTACTTCAGACTCAGGGAAAGCACCACACTCAGCAATCATGGCAGCCGCTCTATCTACTGTCGCTTCGTCCCAGTCCATGTAAGTATAAGTTTTGTTTAAGTTGTTACCTCCGATAGTTACAGATGGGAACAAGTTTTCCATTGTTACGTTCTGTACATTTAAAGGTGAAATAGTTTGGTCTCTAAATGATCCTGTATTATCTGTAATAGATGCTGTAGATACATCAGCTTTGATAGTTACCTCTTGATCTGTATTAGGTCTTAAGCCTTTAACCTCTTCTAAAGAGTCTGCAATTTGAGATTTAATAGTTGCAGGTTTAGCAGGGTTAGAACCTTTAGCCATTTTAGAAATAGCGTTCCCTTGTTTAGCAATAGCCTCCATAATAATATCTGTGCTTTTTGCTTTCTCATCATTGAATGACTGCAAAGCCTTTGCTAAATCTTCTTTAGATACGCTGTTTTCTTTTAAATCTTCAACGCACTCAATGTTGTTTTTTTGAATAGCGTTAAAAATTCCTGCTTTCTCTTCTGCGTTCATTGCATCAAAAGCTGTTTGTTCGATTGACTCCTTAGCTAAGTAAGTAGACAAAGTTAACATTTCTTTTTTCATTTGTTCCTTTTTTTAATTTACTTTATTTATTTAACTTATTTGAGTGCGTTGCCGCGGCTCTATATTATAGTGTGTTTCCACGGCTATTAAATTACATAGTGGTAAAATATGTCTTTTTTTACCTCTTTTACTTCTATAGGGTTATTTACTACCTCCTTTTGCTCTAGTATTGGGGTTGCATCATTTGACCCTCTTAATACCATTGACCCCTCCTGTGCTATCTTTGCTTCCGATACTCTCCAAAAATAACCCTCTTCTAATGCTCTCTCTCTGTTTGCTATCTTTTCAATCTCACTGTCCCATACTTTGCGCTCCTCTTCATACTCTTCTGAGTCATCATAGATAGCTAAATCAATCTTTACATATTGCATACGTATTGAATGCTCTATGTTTATTTTATTCTCTATGATACTAAGAGCCTCTGGCATTACAATAGCATCTTTTTTAACTTTAAATATTAAAGCTTGAGTACTACCAGCATATTCACGTCCTAGACTTTTCCACTCCATGTCCTGTACTGACATCTCAACATCTTTAGGGTGTGCAATTATTGACTTAATACTCATGTCATGGTCTGCTAAAAAATAAACTTTACCCTGTTGCTCATTTATAGACTTGTTCCAAATACCGTCCATGTGTACGTCCATGTGAGAATCTAAGTATTTAGTTGTATTTATTACGTGATAAGAGTAATCTGAGTCCATTACAAGACCTTTAACAGCGTTTTGCTCTAGTTTTATAGTCTTAGAGGTTAATCCGTCTGAATTTAATATAGTAGCCTTTTTTAAATCAATTAAAGCCTTTTTATTATCCTTTAATTCTTTAAATAGTTCTTTCTTAGTTGTAAATGTCTTATTTGGAAAGTATGCGCTTTTAATCATTTGTTTACTGTTTTATCGTTTTGTAATACCTTTAATTTATCTTTAATTGACTTTACTACGGTAGAATTTAAACCCTCTTTATCAATTAGCTGTTTAAGTTTCTTTGTGTCTTTCATCTTACAAGTTTAAATTAACATTGTTAGCACCACTTACAGCCGTTACCTCATCACCTCCATTAATATTATCTAAGTTTACAATACTTCTACGCTCGTTCGGTGTCATGTCTTGGATAATTGCATCACTTAATAAAGGTGGTAAGCTACTTAATGACTGTGCTAAATCATTAGTATTTAAGTTAATAGCGTCTAACTCTTTTAAATCTACTTTTATAAGTTCTTTTACTTTGTACTTTTCACTTAAAAAGCGTGATAGTTTCTCATTTATCTTGTTAGCCAAAGGAATATAAACATCTGTATAGGCTATTTCTACGGCTGTAGCATAGTTGTTGTATGATGAGTTTGCAGCATCATTAAAAAGTACACTAGGCATACCATAGATAGCACAAATAGTCCTTTTAGATTCAATTAACCCCTCGATTAATTTTAAATCTGTTGGACTCATACCCGTTTGAATGTAGCTAAGATCAGTAGTACTAATTTTAATCTTGTTAAACTTTTCTGCACCTCCTACTTCTTTGTCAAATTCATCTTGTAAGCGTTCCCTCTCATCTGGTAACATTGGAGTGTCTGACTTATTAGTTAAAATACCAACTACACCCCTATTTTTAAATATACTTGCTTCTGCTTCAAACTTTTCACTACTTGACTGAACAACAATAAAAGACGCTTCTAATGGACTTAATCCTAACCCCTTTTCGCAGTTTTCAGGCATTACCAAGTTACTAGTTTTAATATGTAGCACGTCCTCTACATCATACGCATAGAAGTTACCAAACTCATCTGTATAATCATACTTTAATAGTAAGCCATTACCGTTGTATCTTAGTTGTACGCAGTCAGGTTTAAGGACTGTTAAAGTATCACGACTTGCAAACTCCTCACCACTACCGAAATAAATAAAAGCGTTACCAGTTAATAGTAATGACTCGTTAACCTCTTGTCTAAATTCTATTTGCGACTGTTCAAAGTTTGGATTTTGTAATAGTTCTAGTATTTGAGAGTTTTCTAGTACGTTACCGTTATCATCTTCAACTATTATAGGCATTGATCCACTAGTAGCACTAATCTTATTAACCACCATATAAACAAGTGGATTAGTTCTATAAGCCTTTAAAAATTTATTGATAGATATTTTATCATTACCCCAGTTAAAAAAGTCTTGAAACTTCTCTATACTAGTCCAATTCTGGCTAATAAAAGTATCATGAGATTTAAATATGTTCTTTATCTTATCTTTTAAACCCATCAACCAAATATATTTAAACTAGCAAAGCCTACCGAGTTAACGATAGGCTGAGCAACACAATTAATACCACTAAAATACTTTGTCATATTCTGTTACGAATGCATACGGTACAAATATAATGAAATTATTTTAAATTAGAACAATTTTATATTATTATTTTAATATATTATACAGGTAAACCATTACCCGTACAAATAGACTAGAGTTCTTTAACACTAAAAAACACATTTATACTTGTGCTTTGTCGGTTAACTCATAAATAAAACATTTGCGCCCGTAACGTCCCCTTAGACGTGTGGATTAGGTTTTACCCCTTACCCCTTTTCGCTCTATCTTTTTTTAACCTATAAAGGCTTGTACGTACTGGTCATGGTAGTTCCTCATGTTCACAGTTTTTAGATAGTTTTTATCTATGTGCTAGTATCTGTTTATTATCTTTTTTATACGGTTACGAGTTGAACCTATAGATACTATGCTCAGGATCTTTAAATCCTATGTCTCTATGCTTAATTAAAAAAAGGGGGGGACACGTCCAGCATAGTAAGAACTCAGTAAAAGGTATCCCCGTTACCTACATTCCCCACGCCACAAAGATAGTGATATTATTTTAATTACCAATAAAAAAACCCCACTAAAATAGTGAGGTCATAAAAGACTTTTGCTGGTACGCATTGCAAAGAGGCATCAAAAGTACTGTTAATGTTTTGACAACTATTTAAAAGTTTTTACTCTCAATATCTCTCAACTCTATATTGTCTTTGTAAATAGTATTGTGTTCTGCTAATTGCATTTTAACTTTTGAACGGTCTAACTCATATTTTAATAAGTTGTTAGCTTGTTTTATTAAGTTGCTCTGCTCTCTTGCTTGTGCGTTATCAATCTCTCCTTTGTCTAACTTTTCCATTTGATCAAAGACAAACCCTAAAAGGCTTTTACTGTTTACTGGTTTCATATCTATTTGTTTTTATTTGTAATTTAAGTTTATATTGTAATTTAATCTATTTACACTATTATTAAGCTTATTAAACCTTTTGCTTTTTAAAGATTTAACACTAGTCATATAAAAACAAGACATTACTTCAAGGTTATAATTGTATAAAGCGTTTGCTTGATCTTCATATTTAGGATTGTTTTTTATAAAATTATTTTTCATTTTTTTGTAAGAATCTAAATCAAGATTTATAAACTTACTGTACGATTTTCTAACTACATTAAGTGAATATCCAAATAAGCACACCTCAATAGGTTTTCTAAATAAAAAGTCTAACTCTTCTTTTATATTATAATTTGTTTTACTATAATGAAAGTCATTACCAACACAATACATATGATTAAAATTACCCATATTACTATTGTTTAAAATTTTTACGCAACTTTGAACTTCACTTTGTGTAGAGACTATACCTATTGGTATTAATTTAAATTCATAATCAATTTGAATAAGTGTTAATTGATTTTTAACTTCTATTATATCATTTACAGTTTCTCTTTTATTTTCTCTAATTGTTTTAACAAACTCACCTTTAGAATTATAAGCATCAAAATCATAATAAGTATCATACATATGGTCATCTGAGTCTACCATAAATTTATACTCACCATTTTTAAATTCTAAATACTCATTACATTTATTAAGTCTAGTATAACCACCATAATATTTTTCTACATTTTTCATAATATCTATTTTTTGTTTCTACAAATCTAATACAATTATTTGTTAATACAAATATATTTATATAAAATATTTAAATTCTTTTTCTTTGTTAAAAATAGCAGATAAAATATCCTTGTTACTTTCTAGCCTTAAACAAGTATTCATTGCATCATCTCGATCATTATAATAAACTTTACTACCTGCGTTTAATTCTATATTAGGTCTAGGGTAAACTAATGTAGGTGGTTTGCCTACTTCGTTAAGTCCAAATACAATAATATTAAACCTTTCATCCATACTATAACTTAAACCTTTGTTAATCTTATCTATTATAGGATCATTTATATTAATATAATGGTAGTGTATTTCTCCCATAGTTGATACATTATAAGTATCTGCTAACTTATAGCCATCTTTCACACTAAAACTATACCTTTTATAGTTGTTTTCTATTAAATACTTCTCAAATGATGTCATTTTATTAACCCTACTTTTTTAAGTTTATCTACTTCTATACTAAATTGGTTAACTGGGTTTTCCTCATAGATTAACTTGTGACATTGATCCATGGTTAAAATAGCGTTTACGGCATCTCTGAATAAATGCCACTTTTTAAACTTATAGCCTTGACCTCTAACCGTTATCTTTAACTCATCATGTTCAATTAATGTATGTGCTTTCATAATCATTTTATTTTTAATGTTATCAACTTCTTTAAATAGTTCTTTACCTATTATCTTTTT